CCAGCTTTTGTGCGGCGGCGGTGTCGATCTTTTCGGCGGTGATCTTCGCGGCGTTTTCGAGTTCTGTGATCTTCGCCTCAAGGGTCGGAACAAGTTCGACCTTGGCGCGGAGTTCGATGTTTTCGGCTTGGATGGTTGCGGCCTCTTGGAGAGCGGCTTCGGCCTTGTCGAGCTTGGATTGAAACTCTGCGGCTTGCGCGGTGAGGTCGGCTTCCAGTGCGGAGATGCGCTCGATGGACTCTTCGGACGATGGATTGGTGAGGCGATTTAAAAAGCTCATGGCGTTAGATTGCGCCTTTTCTTCGCGAAAGTCAAATTGCTCACCTAGCACCTCGTCCACGAAGCCGTTAGCGATGCTTTCGCGGGCGGTCATCCATGTTTCGCGCTTCATCATTTCGCGGATTTCCTCCTTATCAATTCCGGTGCGTTCGGCATAGATTCCTGCGATGTCATCGCTGATTCCGTCGAGTAGGTCGGCAGTCTTACGGAGTTGCTCCGCGTTGCCTTGGGTCATACTGGATGCGTCATGAATCATCATTCGCCCGTGCTTGACCATGCTAACCTTATCGCAAGCCATGCAAATCACGCTTGCCATACTCGCCGCCATTCCGGTGATGGTCGCGTTGACAGCCACGCCACGGTCGCGGAGGGATTTGATTTCCTGATAGATGGTGTATCCGTCGAATACGCTTCCGCCTGGGGAGTTAATTTCGATGTCGAGAACGTCAACGGCGTTTTCCGCGCAGTTCATGATCTCACCAAAGTCCGCGCCCTCGGCAACGGCTTTCGCTCCGAACATGCGCCCGATTTCGTCAATCATGCGTTTGATGCTGTCTTGCGTGACGGCTTCATTCAGCTTCACCTTACCTGCTTTGTTTTCGATTGTAATCATGGTTCTTCCTCCTGTTGGGTGGTTTCTTCGTTCGTATCGTATTGATCCTCTTTCGGCGGTTGCTCGTTTGCGGTGATGAGGCGCACGCCGCGTGGGTCGATTTCCACCTCATATTCCTCGTTAGCTTCGCGGATGGCAACAAGGCGTTTTGCCTCTTCCGTGGCGCGTTCTTTAAGAGTCTCGCCAAGGTCAAGAGATAGTTCGCCAAGGATTTGCGTGGCGTTAATCAGACCCTTGTCGTAAAGAGCCATCTTCTCTTTGAGGCTTCGTCCGTCGTCAATCGTGAGCTTCGGCGGGGTGGTGAAGCTCCAATTCCACCACTGCTGAATCTTCGGAACGCGGTCGTTCTCCATCGCCCATGCCACGGCCTTGGTCACTCTCCACTTGGCGATTTTGGCGAGGGTGGATTGGCGGTCTTCGACAAAGCGGCATGCTTTGCCGATGTCCTCGCGCTGCGCGGTTCCTTGTCCAGATGGCTTCCAGAGCGTGGCAGGTAGACAAGCACCGACAAGGCACTGGCGGGCTTGCATGTCGTAAAATTCATGCCACGGATTGCCGGGGCGGAAGTTCTGATGCTGGGTGATCTTCTCGCCTGCTCCAGCCTTCGCATACATGATTCGCCCGCCTTGGAGGAACTCGGTTGCGAGCTTACCGCAGTCGCCAGCCTCATATGTCGGGTCGTCAATGTCGGGGCCACCTGTCAGATTCTCCACCGTGTAGTTAAGAGACGACATGGAAAGTAGGTTCATACGCTCCCATTCCTCGCTCTGCATGATGTCGCGCAGGTTGTTCAGCGATGGGTAAAAGAGCGGTAAGCCTCTGCGTTGTTCCGGCCAGTAACGGTCGAAAACGTGCATAATAAACCGCTTCTCGATGTATTGCTGAAACTTGCCTTCAACATCACAAAGGCAGTAGGCGACGGGGATGGATGTATTCGGGAAATACACGATACCATCGTAAAGCTCGTATCCTTTGTATTTGCCGTCCTTCAAGATGCCATCCGCCATGCCGCCGCTATCAATCCGGTGCGAGGGGATTTGCTGAATCTGCGGATAGCCGCTTGGCGATGCTGTGAAATACTCGAAAACCTCGCCGTCACGATCCATGCTGATCGAATCAACGTAAAGATCGGAGGTAAAATCCGCGATGTCCCCGGCGATGTTGCAAATCGGATACCACTCGTCTTTCAACCAGTCCTTAATCGCGTCACCGCCTTCCTTGTCCGTGCCTTTATAGACCGGATGCCATGCATTGCCGACCGCATAAATGCCGATCTGGTTCAACGCGCCGACCATTAGTGGGGAGTTGAGATACAATGTCCGTGATGCGCTGGAAAGCGTCTGGCGGTCGTATTTCGTGACGATCTTGTGGATGTCTCGAAGGTTGCGTGACTCGCTAGGCCGCTCTCCACCACCGAGGTTCGCGTGCCGTGATGGCCTGCGATAAAGGTTGCTCTGCGTCAGGTTTCCGTATTGGTCGAGGATCATAAGAATCGGGCAACGGTTGAGCGGGTTCCGGCAGAATCACGGTCGATCATGCCCATAAGGATTTGCAATACCTCAAACCGTTCGGCGGGTGTTGAGGTTGCTTTGCCGGAAAAACTTTGCCCGTTGACGGTCGCGGATTCGACTTGAACGCCGCCAGTTGTCGAGGTTATCGCCCGCGCTGCTGCGAGATACGCGGCTTTCTGCTCTTCGATGAGCGTGGAATTGCCACGGATTGCGCGGAAAATTCCCTGAGCTTGGCGAAACGGCGACATGCCGTAGGATTAACCGATAAGGTGCGAAAGTCAAACGTCCCCCTCCCGTATCAGTCCGCGCTCTATCGCCTGCGCGACGATGATCCGTGCGGCGTGGTATCGGTCGAGCTTGTGGCTGCCTCCCGACACGGCGCGGACTAGCTCGCGCTGGGTTTCGGGGTCAATTGTTTCTACCGCAATGTATTCCTGCCTGATGCGGTTTTCCGGTGGTTGTTGCTTGCCTTTGAGGCTCACCCATCCGGTCGGCTTTTCAGGGTCGCGATAGAAGGCGAGGTCGTCGCCCTTTCGTGCCTCGTTGTCGCGGCGTTTGGTTTCGATGTGCCGCATCCGATAGACTCCGCGTTTTTTACTCATCGTCTTTGGTAGGTGGGGTGAAGATTCGGAACATTAGAGCAGCAGCAATTTGATACGCCTCACAATCGCGTCCGTGGTTAGCTCCCTTGCGCACCCACTTGCGGATTTCCTTGCCCTTGCTGTCCTTGGTGGTTTCCAGCCGCTCGCCGTTGAGGTGCTTCGCGTAGCTCGGTGGAGCGTCGTCTTCAACTAGCCATTCCGCGCCCTCGCCGTTCATGAGCCGCTGCAAAATATACTGGATCGGCTCGGTTGCAATGTGCCAGCAAGTCGCGGGCTTCTTTTCCTTCGATAAGGCAATCCATCGTTTTGAGTAGAGCCGGATTTCCTTCCGGTTCGGGTCGCCTTTGACTGGCCAATCCCATCCGCTCTTCCGATTCCCGTCTCCTTTTAATCCCTGCCAGCCGTATCGGTTAATGATTCCGGCCATGGGTTCCTGGTCGAATCCGACATCCAAGAACGTGTGCTTTGGTTCCACCCCGTAGCGGGCGCGGATTTCTTCGCACTCTTCGACGGTGTTGATGTATCCGAAAAAGAGTCCTTTGGAATCGCCGCCTTGCTGCCATGCCCTGATCCTCATCCAGAAGTGGTCACCTCCAGCGTCCAGCGTGGCAAACCTCACCGCCTCGTTGTCGATTTTCTGGCCTTCACTGTAATCGGCACGGGTGTATCCGCTGGCCTTCAAGGTGACTTCCGACGCTTGCAAGTTCTCAGTCCATCCCACCGCCTTGTCCTTCTGGTAAAGCTGCTTCAACTCCGTATAGTCGCCCGCCTTCGCTTTCCTGTTAGCGGCGATTTCCTTTAGCGCGTAGTCCCCCCACGCCTGCCACCATACCGCCGTCCGGTCGGCGTGGAATCCCTCATATCCGCGCTGTCCGCTTTCGTTTGTGCATAGGTAGCCGTCATTTTCTAGGTAGCTGTCATGTAGCATCCGGCGCGTCCTGATATCGTCGGGAAATTCATGCTTGCATCCGGTGCAGGTCATCACGGTTGCGTCCGCTCGTTCCTGATCGGTTCCGGTTTCTGGGTATTTGAGGGACGCGGAGTCGAACGCTTGCACATGCCGGCATTCGGGGCATTGCCACGCGAAGTCCCACTTACGGCATTTGTCGTGTTCCGTGTGGAGTTCGCAAGTCCCTTCGGGGTTGTCCTCGCTCCCGATTTCGCCGCCTTGGGATACCAATACGAACTTGCGGTTCTCACGGGAGTGACTGCGGGCGTTCCATTCGCGGACAAGACCGGGCTTCCATGTCCATGCCTCGTCGCCTAGGCCGTAGG